TTTTAATCTTCTTGCATATGTTCTCTTAAATGTAATGTAGCCAATTTCACCCCAAGGGATTTGCACGTCCTTTAATTCCATTTTCGTTTAGTTTTTAAAATAGTTTATATAATAGAATGGCCTCTACGAAGCCGATAAGCCTTCTAGTCTACATCATAACCTGTTTTTCCAGCCTTAGATGATAATTGGTTCTATTAAGAACCTGGTAAGATAGCTCCTTTAGAGCTAGTCTGAGTCAAAACAGAATTACCTGTCTTCTGAATCTGATTGATGCGTGAAGTAGTCAGTCTATCAAACTGATTGTTTGAAGTAGTGTTTAATTGGGCAATCTTGTCATTGTACTTTACAGGTGTTGCCTTCGTTCTGAAGTTGTCACCTTTAGTTGCCTTTTTAAGTAGATCAATCAAGAAATTCATAATGGTCTGTTTTTCACTAATAAATATCCTAGTTTGGAATAAGTTAAATGTTAAGCTCAAAGAATTTGGTGTCTATCATGACCCCATCTATAATAGTTTTGTCTGTTCATATACACTCCACAGGATGGACAAAAATGATCTTTCACTCTGATTCCTGATGTAGATGCTATCTTCTCAACAACCTCTCTGTTATTTGTAGGGTTGTTAACCCTGTTTCTTTGAGAAAGATCTGCTCTTTTCTTTCCAACATTACTCCTACCATTTTTATTCCCAGCTAGCTTTAGAGATGTATTAGGCCTCTTCTGTCCATAGTTAGGGTTATCTTTACCTTTTTTGCCATACAAAGGATGATCATCACCTGTCCTTCCTATACATGGGTTTAACTCTGGGTTAATTCTAAACGGGTGATTATCACCTGTTCCAAAGCCCTCTCCTTCTTCGTCTTTAAGATTAGCCCACTTATCAGATTTAGCCACATTAAATAGCTTAAAATAATACCTACCTAACTCTCTAAGTGCTTCATGAGTTTGTACCTCATCTAATACCCATGTCTTAATGTCTTTACTAGTGTAACCATGTGATGATAAATGATTCATCCAATATTTACCACTACCTAGATATTTATCAGGATTGTTAGAGCTAGTCCTACCTAAATATAGCATTCCAGATGGAGACTGTTTAACATATATTGTGTAGCTCTTCATACTAATAAATATCGTTATATATTAAGCTCAAAGAACTTTGACGCAAGATATGCTTTCTCATCTCTATCTAAACTAGAACCAAATGATTTGTTAGATCCGCTAGATTCTGTTGAAGTCTGCATTCTTGTTATATCGTCTTCTGATAATGGATCTACGTCTATCTCTATCAAACCATTTGATGTATTCACCTTGGCAGGATATGTCATACCATCCATGCCGTACCTGTTTTTTTGTATATGAATACGACCTGTACCATTTACCTTGTCTTGGCGTTTTCTTGACAGTGACATTGCAAAGTCAGCAATCATCATTTTGTTATAAGATCCTGCAGCCTTGTCTCCTTCAATTACATCGTCTTTTGCACCGGCACGGTTAACCTGTGATACTGTCCAGATTGGCACCTTCAACTCTCTTGCCATACCTTTTGTTGCTGTATATACATCATCAATAGCATCTTTAGGATCAATCGACTTGGTTTTACTCTTTAACAAGTCAACATAGTCAATAATAACCAGATCAGGTGGGTAACCAAGATCACGGCACTTCTGGATGTGTGATTCAATGGTGTGAGTTGTGGCTTTTCCCATCGGGAACTCTTTGATAATCAACTTACCTTGTATCTTAGACACGGCTTCTTCAATGGCTTGTCTATTCTTGTGCACATTTTGTACATCGATCCCGGTGAATAAAGAGTCATACCTTTTACCAACATAGTATTCAGACAGCTCTAATGTGTAATGGCACACTGTATAACCACGTTGTACGGCCATGGCACCCATATTAACTAACATCCATGATTTACCACCACCAGGATTTCCGAATATAATACCAAGGTCACCGGAACCAAGGCCTCCCATTAGTAGTTCATTCACGTGTGGCCACGCTGTAGGGATTGCTGCTCTTTCTTCTTCACGATATCTGGTCTCGATGTCTTTTTCGTATTCGTGCCCGATTGATTTATCTTGCCCTGCTTTCAACGCAGAGTCCATCATATATTTAATGTCGTCATATTGACCTTTCTCTAACAGGCCAACTGAATTCAAGATAGCTTTCTTGATCTGTTGATTCTTACAGAAGCTACTGAACTCTTGTTCTACATATTCACGATCTTCGTTAGATGCTTTCAATGCTTCTTTCAACTGCTCAACTACAGACACCTTTAACACTTCGTTCTCGATCTTTCTAACTTCTACTTGTAGTGCATCTACAGATGGTGTAGTATGATACTTGTAGTAGTAGCGTAAGATCTCACCAACAATCCATTTGTGAGCTGGGTTGTCGAACATCTCTGTATCTAAGATGTCGTTAATGTTTTGTAGAAACTCTTTGTGCTTTAATAAGCTTGATAATACCTTGATTTGAAAACCGATTCCGTACTGCTGTAACTGATTTAAATTCGACATAACTATTTATATTTTGCTAGATTGTGAAAGTGATTAAATAACCACGATTGTACATTCTGAATTGAGTTGCCTAACTCATCTTCATGATACAATGTAAGAAATTTCTGTGAATCATACACCTTAAAAGGATTGAGTAACACACTATTTATTTCTTCTTTTGCTTCTTCTGGAATATTAGGCTCTTTCAAGTCCATCAACTTTTGGTTAATGCGTAGTTGAAATTCAAAGTTCTTGATAGACTCTAGTATCTTGTGCTTGCCCTCACACCTTTCTAATATATCATCTAGTGTTATAAGTTCATCTTTTGCTAACTCTGGAAAATGCTTCAACATAGTTTTAGCACCGAGGCCTTTTACACCAGGAACATTATCTCCAGAATCACCTAGTAGTATCTTCTGAGTTAAGAAGTTATTTGGTGATACTCCATACTCAGTCAACACTAGATCATGATCATAGAACTTTTTCTTAGTAGGAGAATAGATTGTTACTTTGTCTGATACTAGTTGTAAGTAGTCACGATCACTAGACATGATTGTAACTTCACCTGGTAAACGCTGACTAATATAACCGATCACGTCGTCTGCTTCTATTTTATCAATTGAAATAAGATCAACAGGAAGTGTCTTCAAATAGAAGATTAGTCTAATCAACTGTTCTGTTATTGCGTCAGATTCGTCTTGCTGCGATTCAAACGAATCCCAGTTAGTAACTCTGGTTAAACCACGATTAGCTTTATAGTCTGGATAAATGTATCTTTTGTTAGTAGATGAACCTTGTCCATCAAACACTACGATCACTCTAGTAGGTCTTACTAACTTAATTACATATCCTAACGATCTCAAAAAGCCAGTTAGTCCACCAATATGTGATAGGTCTTTATTAACCCAACCAATAGCAGCGAATGCTCTTAAGAAGGTGTTTAGTCCATCTATCAAAAGCACTCTGCTGTCTACTGAGTCTAGGCCTTTCTCCTCTTTTAAAGAGTCGAATATTTTTTGGAATTCTTTATTCATTAATCTGCTGTGTCAAAAATGTCAGGTGATAATGGTGTTTCTTCTTCAACTACATCAAATGATGTTGATCCAAGGACTTTCATCCATTGATCAGAATACTGCTTCTTGTAATCATCAAGAGCTTTCTTGTCATCATTAATGAAGCCGTGTACTGTCATAATAACTTTATTGACAGCTGTAACACCAGTCACGTGATTCTTGTCACAACTGATTCTGGTACGTTTAGCGAACTCAACCTCTTTACCATTCTTGGTTGCTTTGATCTTATTGGTACCAGCACGAGCAATATTACCAAATGTAATAACTAACGATGCATCGAAGTACATTGTGTTACCACCTTTGTTGTTTAAGGTAGGTTGGCCCATTGGTGAATCAGGCTTTGCTACCCATACTTTATTAACTGCTACTAATGTGTTAGTATAAGGCTGAGATGCCTTACGAGATAATACAATACGTTGGTTGATAAAGTTACCAAACTGTTGAGACATTGCTCCTGCGTTCCACTCATTATTGTTTGTGCTCTTCTCAATTGACATTCTACAAGGAATAGATCCAACAGAATCCCAGAAGAAGCAAATGTTGTAAGGTAGTGTTCCACGTTTTTGCTCATCTAAAAGATCAGCGATAAAGCCTGCAACATCTTCGATACAATCTAACCTCTCACGGTCAATGTATAAGAAGAAGCCTTTGTAGTCTACAACTTCACCAGTTGCAGGGTCTGCTATCTCTTCAAATTGAAAGCCCATCTCACGAGCGTGATTCCAATCCCACTTCATCTCTGTAATAATGAATACAGGTAGTATTCCCATCTTTTGTGCACTAACTGCAGCTTCAAGTAGTGCAGTTGTTTTACCTGTATCAGAGTGTCCTCTTAACAATGTAATATGACCAACAGGTATTCCTGGAATTTGTAGTGTATCTTGAAATGCTTGTGAAAGCGGGATCCAAGACTGCTCTTTAAAAACTACACCAGCAGATAGGTTCTTACCCTTCTTAAACTTCTCAAGGTCTGCTGTACCTTTAATTGCACTAGATATAGTGCTAGTAAGCGATTCTTTTGCTTTTGCCATACAAAACTATTAGGTTAAAAAACCCTGGCTTAATTGCCAGGGCTTCGTTATTAAATATCAAACAAGTCATCGATCGCGGAGTCTACACTTGGCTTAGTTGTGCTCAAAGTGTACTGATCGTTTTGAGGTTGTTTAGCAACAACTTCATCAGCTTGTTCTTTTAGATCTTCTTCAGGGTTCAAGTGCTTCAATAGAGCTTCTTTCATCTCATCATAGCTGTACCTCTTGAACTGTG